TCATGGCTGGCCACCCTTCCTGATCGCTGCAGCCATGGCCAGCGCGCCATAGCCCTGCATGCCCATGGTCTCGACCAGCTGGGCGTACTGCTCGCGGGTGTCGTCCGGCAGTCGTTGGCTGGCCACCAGCGTGCTCGGCTGGCCGGGCACCCTGCGATACACCACCACGGTGTGCACGCCCTCGGCCGTGTCGATCCCGATCGCGTAAGTGGCTTCGTTGAAGGCCATGGCCCTGCCAGCCTCGTAGCTCTCGGCGTCGGCCAGCATGCGCGGGGTCGCGTTGGCAACGATGGCTGATTTGACGGCGTCGGTGAATGTCGCCATCAGCATCTCGTAGCGTTGACGCCAGTACTGTGCTTCGGTCATGCCTGACCCCCGATCGCTTTGACTGCGGCCAGCAGGTTCTTGCGGCACTGCAAAGCAGCTTCGAGCGGCGTCTTCTGATTGAAGTCGCTCTTGGCTTCGAACTTGATGCCCGTTGGCGCGACGTTCACGTCAACACCGCAGTGCCATGTGCCGTCGTCGCCATACTGGCCGACGCGAGGCCTGCCCCACTTGGCCAACTGCATCAGCACATCCTCGAGGGTCTCGACTGATGGTCGCCCTGCCTGTGTCGGCTCACCGACCACGGCCGGTTCCTTTGGCCTGAAAAGGTTCAACGGGTTCATGCCAGCACCTCCACCGTCAGGTGCACCGCACCGCCCGGCGTCGGCTGCGTCCACTCGAAGGCCTCGCGCACCAGCACCTTGCAGCTGTCGTCCTTCCAGAAGCCAGACTTGGTGAGCGCGTCGGCCACCACCTTGCGCACGTTGTCCACGTCCCTCGCCCGGTTGTCCGGCGGGGCCAGCAGCCAAGAAACGCTCAGAGGCCCGGCAAGGGGCTTCTGGCTGGTCAGGCGGCCCATGCCCATGCTGGCCACGATCTGGCCAACCAGCGCGTCATACGCCACCGCCTCGGGCACTTTGTAGTGGCCGCCAGCTCGGGTGTGCTTCGTGGCGTGGTTGCCCAGCACCTTTGGCCAAGGCAGCTCAAAAGTGTATGTTAGTGCCCGCTCACATCGGAGCGTTATTGTGACGTCTTGCACATCGTGGAATTCATTGCTCATCGCTCCTGCTTTCTGCCGGTCTTCCCGGCTCCATCATTGTGATACCCGAAACGCTCATTGCCGCGACAAACGGAGACATACGCGACAACGCGACGGGGTCCTTACACACACGCACGAATAGTCTTTATAGAAAATAATATATATATATTTTTATTCTCTATATACCTTCAAAGCCTTTATCCATGCGGCTCTTGGGCGGAGACGGTGACGTCTCCGCATCGACTCCGTTATTGGTCCTCGATGATCTCCTCTGCTGTCGGCGCAAACTCCGTGGCCACCCATGCCATGCGGCTCTTGCCGCGGCCGGACAGTGGCTTGTACTGCACGAGCTGGACGTCTTCGCGGCGCTTGAGGGCGTCCATGATGCTGTCTTGCTGGCGAGGCTCGAGGGCTCGGAAGACCCGGCTGAACTTGGTCAGCTCGGACTCTGTGCGCCCGCTCGGGCCTGCGGCCCTGAGGACTCGCAGCACGTCTTGGCACCACCGGTCGAAGTCGCTGTCGCCCATCCGGGTGGAGACCTGCTCTTCTTGGACCAGCATCACAAAGCGCACGAAGTCCACGGCCCATTGGGCGCTGGTGGGGTCGATCTCGAGGCCGCCGCCTGAGGCTGTGTCCTTGAGTTCCTTGGCGCTGTAGCGGGCGCAGGCCATGCCCAGAGCGATCTTCTGGGCGTGCTCTGAGGCCCTGCCCCACAGCGGAGCCAAGCCCTTGGTCTTGACCTCTTCCATGTGATCCTCGACCCAGTCGTCGAAGGTGCGGAAGATCTGGTTGGCCATGCCAGCGAAGGGCAGCTCGATCGGGTTGGCCGGGTCGATGCCTTGGATGCCGTTGGACAGCTCACGGGCGGCCTTGAGCCAGTCCACGATCGCCTCGGGCGGGTTGCCGATGCCCACGTACTGCTTGGCCACCCGGCGGTCGGGCACGAACATGATCAGCAGGCGGTTGAGGTAGCCGGACAGGACGTCTTGGCTGCCGAGGGCTGGCCACAGGGTCTCTGGGGTGGTGGTGCCGTGCAGGCCGACGCAGGGGTAGGCGATGTCCATGCGCTCGCGGTTCTTCTGGTCCGCGTACTCGGTGCCGTTGTAGATCGTCCCGGCGCTGGAGAACAGCTTGATCAGGTTGGTCATGATGCTGGCCAGATGGGGGCCTGCGCCCTTGCTTGCCACAGCCTTGAGCATCAGGCCCAGCTCGTCGATCTGGAACAGGCTGACCGGGTGTATGGCCGCGCGGGAGAGCAGCGCCTGCCCTGAGGCGATCTCCTCGCCGCCCAGCAGGTCGGTGAGGCTGGCCGCTTGGAACAGGACCTTGATGCACTTGCGAGCGTGATCCTTGCCGGCCGATGTGCCCGCCACGCCGACGAGGTAGTAGTTGGTGCGCAGGCCCGTGGGGCTGGCCACCTTGCGGCCAAGCGCTGTGCCCACCACCGACATCGCCGCGGCCAGCGCCAGCGTGGGCTGGGGCTTCTGGGCCGACTGCAAGATCCACTCAGCGATGGCCTGCACGATGCCGCCGGGCTTGAGCAGGTGCTCGGGGTAGTCCGGCACGTCGTAGGCTGGCCCCTCCTCCTTGCTCTGCTCCTTTGGGGTGACGGTCTTGGCCGGTGTTGCGCTGGCCGTGGCCACCACGCTGGGCGTCTCCTTGGCTGCCCGGCGGCGCTCCTGCGCCTCCATGGCTGCAGTCAGGTCGATGGTCACGTCGGGCGTGCGCTTGGGTGCGTGCCGGTCGATGCCCACCTGCTTGGCCGCGTCGTCCAGTGCCGCCTTGATGTCGCCGTTGTGCTGCAGGGTGCACAGCAGGTCGAAGGCGTCGTGAGCGTAGCCGTCCGCGATCGGGTCCGAGCCGTGGTGGCTGTAGCACTTCTGGTGCTCCTGATCGTTGAACACCACCACGCCGGGGATCTTGGTGCTCGAGGATGGACACAGCCAGCGCTTGCCCTTGAGCCTGTAGCCCGCCTGCGAGAGCAGGTCCTCGATGTTATTGGCCTTGTTGTAGGCCCCGATCACGTCGTTGTGCTCGGGCGTGACGGTGCGCCCCGCCTGCACGTAGCGCTTGCCAACGTGCATCTTCTTCCATGGGCACAGGTTCTCGATCTCCTCGCGCAGCCCGCTCGAGCGGTCGGCCAGTGCGCGCCAGAAGTCAAGCAGCCGCGGCGGGATCGCTGGCAGGGTCTCAAAGTCCCACGGGGCCTTGCCCTCTGCCCATGTGTAGTTGTGGCCATCGGGGTGCTGTGATGGGGGCAGCACGTCTTGGTTGGGGCCAGCGCGGAACTCGATGATGGTGAACCGGTCGACCGGACTCTTGGCGTCCTGCTTGATCCACGACACCTTGAGCAGCGGCAGGTCTGCAGGCACGCCCGCAAAGATCGCCTTGTCGCGGTTCGCCTTGGACCTGATGCGCATGCCCCAGTCCATGATCTCGTCGTAGTCGATGCCGAACTCGTCGAAGATGTGCCGAGCCCACGCCTCGTCGTCCACATCGATCGCGCCGGTGCCCGATGGTTGGTGGACAAGCCCCATGTTTTGCGGTCCCTGCGCAAACTTGCGCACCGCCTTCTCGGGTGTGTTGACCAGCTCGCTCGGAGCGTTCCATCCCGGGTGGTTCGGACCCTTGGTCTTCATCGGCATCATCACCAGATTCCAGCCCTGCTGGATGTAGGCGAACGCATGCTCGATCTGGTTGCGTTGCAAGTCGCTCAGTTGTGACTGCGGTGTCTCATTTGTATTGCTCATCGTCTTGTTGATGCTGCGTGTCTTGTTTTGTAGGGAGACCGGGCCGCTCTCGAGACAAGACGAAAACTCGATGAGGGTGGCCGCCCTGCAGCCCGGTCAAATTCAATCATTGTGATACTCGCGCCCTAGTTGCGCGAGTCTTCACGCGCGTGATACCTTGAGGATGGACTTGTCCGCCTTGAGCTTGCCCTTTGTGACGTGCTCAATGCGCAGCTGCTGGATGCCGGGGATGCGTCCGCGGTTCTTCCAGTTCGACAGTGTTGGCTGGGTGCAGCCAATGATTTCAGCAGCCTTTGCTTGGGTGCCAAAGTGCTTGATGAGTTGGTCAAAGGTCATAAGTGTTGTGATTGTGTCAAAGTGGTCGCAAGTATAGCGCACCGCATTTGCATTGTGAAGTCAAAGCTAAACAATTGATCCGACAGGAGTTTTTCTGGTGACTAAGAAGGGGTCCGTGCCAACGTCGACGGAGAGCCAATTGTTCCGTCGTTGGGCGGCATCTGCCACGATTGGTGAACGCATCCGCTGGCTGCTCGAGGCGCGCGGATATACACAAGTCGAACTGGCGTCCAAGATGGGAATCACACAGAGCGCGATCAGCAACTGGTTGACGGGTGCGTCGCGAAAGCCGAACGCCCCGTCTCTCCTACGCCTTGCCGCGGCGCTGGATGCGAACCCGCACTGGGTGATCACTGGGGAGGGTGACCCCTTCCAGATGCAGATCGTTGGTAAGCGGGCCGAGGAAGAGCTGATCGCTGCGTTCAGGGACATGGACCCACAGGCGCAGGCCGCGCTCATCGCTGCAGCGCACGCAATGAAGCGCTGAATTCACAATCCTGATTAAACCGTAGGGTCTTTATGCGACCCCTGTTTGACAGTCGACTTCACAATTGTGATATAGTTCGATCACTGGCCCGGCAGATCCCGGTGACACGACAGGAGTCCAACATGAAATTTGCAAACCACTACGGCTACAGCGACATCACACCATTCGAGGTGGTGCGTGTTGTCAGCGACAAGACCATCGAAGTCCGCGAGATGGACTCAGAGCGCGACACCAGCGTCGAGATGAAGTTCGCTGTGGGCGGCTTCTCCGCTCACTGCATGAACCAGCACGAGCAGAAGTGGTTTATTAAGAGCAACGCAGCGAACCAAGTGGTTCGCATCCGTCTGGGCAAGCAGGGCTGGAAAGACAAGCACGGCCGCAAGTTCGGCCTGAGCGAGCAGCCCGTCCGCTTCTACGACTACAACTTCTGATCGATCGGGGCTCGACCCCGATTATCACAGTTGTGATATAATTCAATTACTGGCCCGGCAGGTTCCGGGACGCATCAGGAGATCATCATGGCCAACTTGGCAAACGTCGAATTCCCAGAGGCATGGGCAGCAGCCCGTAAGCGCAACATCATTGCGAACGCACGCAAGACTTGGCTTGCCAACACCCCCCGTGCGCTTGAAATTTTGGATGCTACCGAAGCTGGCCGCGCTTACGACAGCAACGGTCGCGAGTCCTACAAAGAAGGCTTCATGGGCAGCATGGCCCAAGCCTTGGACAGCTTTGGCAAGCTGACCCCCAAGCAGTCTGAGGCAATCCTCAAGGGCATCGACGCCCGCGCAGCCAAGAGGGCAGAGTGGGTCAGCGAGAAGGCTGCTCTGGATGCCAAGCGGGCGCACATCGGGACTGTGGGCCAGAAGGTCACCCTGACCCTCACCACTGTCCACATCATCGTCTTGGAGGGCATGTACGGTTCCAACTACATTCACATCTGCGAAGACGCAGACCAGAATGTGATCATCTACAAGGGCAAGTCTTTTGATTTCCCCGCCAAGGGCCAAACAGCCACCATGACCGCTACCGTCAAAGAGCACGGTGTGCGCGATGGCGTCAAGCAAACCGTCATCCAGCGCCCAAGGGCAATCTAATCAACGGGGCTCCGGCCCCAACTATCACATTGCTATAGGAGACCGCCATGACCCCACTCACCCAACGCCAGAAGCAGCTGATTGCCAAGAACGTGCTCGCAGCATGCGAGGACATCACAAAGCTGAACAAGACCGGCTACAACTTCTTGTATCTGTCCAGCGGCTTCATCGCCCACTACAACCTGCAGGGCTTCATCGCCCACTACTCAGAGCACTCGCTCAAGCGAGACATCGAGCGCAACGCCAAGCCAAACCAGTGGGCCAACTTCCGCAATGGTGAGCGCGACGCCGACTACTACCACGCCAAGCGTGACTGCTACAACATGATCCTCGGTGGTCTGGTCGCAGCCGACGAGATGGACGCGCAACAGTTCATGCGCGACCACTTCGAGATCATTCACATCGGCTAAGGAGACCGCCATGAACCACATCCACCGCATGCAGAACGAGATCGTCCAGCTCAATGGCGACATCCTGACCCGCGCCGAGCGCATTCAGGATTTCCGCAACCACCTCGCGAGCCCCAAGTTCAACCCGGTGCAGGCCGACGGCACCCGCGGCGACTGGATCGCTGTGGCCGACGTGCAGCGCTGGCTGCGCTACATCGAAGACACCGCCCAGTTTGACCTGTGAGTACCACTATGAAGCGCAACTTCCGCCTCGCATTCAACGCCCTGCAAAAGCTGGGTGTCCCGGTCTATGTCCGCGACGACATGGACGGCCGCTTCCAGATCAGCGCCGAAGAGCCTGACTCGTACAAGTGGGCCAACTACTACGAGAGCCCACCCAGCTGGGTCTTCGGCGTCAACCCTCAGGTCGAGGGCACGCTCGCCAAGCACGGCCTGTTCTCCGAGTGGATCAACCCCGGCGAGCTGGGCGTCTATCAACTTTGAGGAGACCGACATGAAACACGACATCTTTGAATTCACCGCCGTCGACATGACCCCGGCCCAACGCGCTTGGCGCATTGCCTTCCTGCTGGCACTGATCACGGTGCTGGTGCTTGACCTGTTTGTTTGGAGAGCATGATGCCCTACATCCACATCCACATTGATTTCGACGAATTCGACGACGACGACCTGATCTCAGAGCTGGAGTCGCGCGGGTACACCTGCAGCGAAGACCTGATGACTGGCGTAGAAGGGCTTGATCGCATCGAGCACTTGGTCGTCTGCGGCCAGCTCGAGGCCGCCCGCGCCGAGGCCATGCAGCTCGTGAGCGCTGCCATCGGCCGCCCCATTTAACCCAAGGAGACCAGCCATGAACACTATCCCCAACGCCAAGCGCACAGAGCCCATCATTCCCGTCGGCCACCCCAACTTCGTCTGGACCACAGGTGCCGACGTGCAAGCCACATGGAGACGCTACGGATGGCTGCCGCTCGAGGAGGTCAAGGCCAACAAGCAGAGCGAGAAAATCATCACATTGGCACGCTTCACAACTGTGATATAATTTCGTTCAACAGCAACAACCCGGGCTGGTTTGATCGGGTTCACTTCCACAAGGAACACAACATGAAACGCACCATCACTACCGAAGTCTTTGCCATCGCTTCGCCCTACAGCCGCCTCACCCCCGAGGACCTGCGCACCGGCGACATTGGCCCCGCCCTGATGTACTGCACCACCGACATGGCCAACGCCGAGGGCTACATCGTCGTCGGCAAGGGCACGGTCACCGTGGAGCTGCACAGCGCCAACGACGTCGCGGCGAACCAAGTGGCTGTGCTGCGCAAGAAGGCCGAGAAGATCCGCGTGGAGTCCGCCGAGAAGCTGGCTCTGATCGAGGACGAGATCCGCAACCTGCAGGCCCTGACCTACGAGCCCGCCAACGACATGGCTGCGTGAAAAAAAGTCTTTGACATCTTCACAATGCTGATATAATTTCTCCGAGACGCACGTTTTTTAACCACTCCTTCAAAGGACGACATCATGCAAGCAATGACCATCACCCAGCTGATCGCAGCACGTATCGCCGCCAAGCGCGCTGAAGACGCAGCGATCAAAGAGCGCCGCGACATCGATGCCTCGATCGCCGAGCTGCTCAAGGACCCCAACAAGCTCGAGGGCTCCATCTCCCACAAGGCCGACGGCTACAAGGTCACCGTCACCTACAAGGTGGACCGCAAGGTCGACACCGACAAACTGACCGCCAACTGGGCCAAGCTGCCGCTCGACGTGCAGGCCGCGTTCAAGTGGAAGGCTGACCTGTCGGTCTCCGAGTTCCGCAAGCTCGAGGGCAAGGCCTCGCTCAGCGCCTCGCAGTACTTCACCTCCAAGGAGGCCACCCCCTCCCTCACCATCGAAGCCATCTGAGCTTCTGAAAGTATCACAATGGCCATCACTCTGTCCTCCACCAAGCAGTCCGCTCAACTGAGCGGCCTCAAGTTCCTCGTCCACGGCCCCGCCGGTGCTGGCAAGACCAGCCTGTGCGGCACCACTGGCGAGCCCACCGTGATCATCAGCGCCGAGTCCGGCCTGCTGTCCCTGCGCCACCTCGACATCCCCGTGATCGAAGTGAAGACGCTTGACCAGCTGTACGAGGCCTACGACTACGTCGTCAACACCGAAGAAGGCGCGGCCTTCAAGTGGATCTGCCTCGACTCGATCAGCGAGATCGCCGAGGTGGTGCTCAACCACGAGAAGAAGGTTGCCAAGGACCCGCGTCAGGCCTACGGCGCGCTGGCCGAGAAGATGACGGACCTGATCCGCGCCTTCCGCGACCTGCCCGGCCGCAACGTGATGTTCTCGTGCAAGCAAGAGCGCGCCAAGGACGAGCAGTCGGGCGCGATGCTGTACTACCCCGCCATGCCCGGCAACATGCTCAAGCAGGGCGTCGGCTACTTCTTCGATTTCGTGTTTGCCCTGCGCGTCGAGAAGGACGCCGATGGCAATCCCACCCGCTGGCTGCAGACGAGCCGCGACTACAACTACGAGGCCAAGGACCGCTCCGGCTCCTTGGACATGTTCGAGTCCCCCGACCTTTCGGCAATCGCCGCGAAGGTCACTTCCACCACCGCCAACTAATCCCCGAAAGGACACCCATCATGGCGCAATTCAACTTCGACACCAACAGCGTTGAGAAACGCGAGAACAACTACGAGCTGCTGCCCGCGGGCTGGTACACCGCGCAGGTCACCGAGTCCGAGATCGTCCGCCTCAACAGCGGCAACGGCTCGGCCCTGAAGCTGACCATCGAGGTGCTGCAGGACGGCTACCGCGGCCGCAAGGTCTGGGCGCGCCTGAACGTGCAGCACAGCAACCCGAAGGCCGAGCAGATCGCCCAGCAGCAGCTGCGCGAGCTGTGCGACTCGATCGGCGTGGTCCGCATGCAGGACACCGTCGAGCTGCACAACAAGCCCTTCAGCGTGAAGCTGAAGATCCGCAAGGACGACACCGGCCAGTACGAGGACCAGAACGAGGTGACCGGCTTCAAGCCCGCCGGTGGTAGCCCCGCCCACGGTCAGGCGATGGCCGCTGGCATGGCCCAGCGCAGCGCCCCGCCTGCCGCCGCTGCCGCCGCCCCGGCCGCCGCCGGTGGCTCGACTCCACCTTGGGCCAAGAAGGCCGCGTGATATTCGGGGCCGCCAAAGCGGATGCTGCAACGGGGGTGAGTCCCGTCTGTGGGGAGACTTCCCTGCCCACAGCGCAGACGCAGCGAGTAGCGGCCCCACCCATTTCCCCAACCCACCTGAAAGGTAAACATGCAAAACCAATCCCCTGTCCTGACGATCAAGATGGTCGTGCCCGGCGTCGAGCTGGTGCTCCAAGCACTGAGCAAGATGCCCTACGAGCAGTCCGCTGGCTTGATCGCTGAGATCCAGTCGCAAGCCAACCAGCAGCTGCAGGCCGCGCAAGCCGCTGCTGCACCCACCCCTGCACCCGAAGCCGAAGCACCCGCTGAGGCCGTCGCCGAGGCCGCCGTTGGAGGTACTGACTGATGACCACCCGTATCTACGCAGTCCAAGGTCCTGACCAGTTCCGTCTGGTCGAAGCCAACACCAAGCAGTCAGCGCTGCGTCATGTGGCCAAGGACATCCTGACCGTCGAGGTGGCCACCCAGAAGACTCTGGTCGGTGCCATGCAAGACGGCATCAAGGTCGAGATCGCTGGCGAAGAGCCAGCGCCAGCAGCCGAGTGATCGGTGACTCCCCTGCGGGGGAGTCTGCAAAGGTGAGGGTTGTGCAGTTTGCCCCCGGCATGGCGTTCTAAACGCCAGCGGCCACACCCCCTAGAGTGAGACAGCGGCAGCCCTCACCTTTGTAAACAACGACCGGAGAACATCCCGATGGCAACCCTGCCCGAACCTTTGCACACCACGGCCGCGAAGATCTATCAAGCCTACGAGAACGACGCCGAAGAGGGCAACCGCCCGCACTTGGGCGCGTCCCTGATTGGTCACGCCTGCGAGCGGTTCCTGTGGCTGACCTTCCGCTGGGTCGACGCCAAGAAGTTTGACGGCCGCATGCTGCGCCTGTTCAAGGCGGGCAACGACTTTGAGCCGCGCATCGTGGCCGAGCTGCGGCGCATCGGCGTCGAGGTCCACGACGTCACCCCCGACGGCAAGCAGTGGCGCGTGTCCTCGCTCGGAGGCCACTTCGGCGGCAGTATGGACGGCGCAGCCCGCGGCTTTGCCGAGGCCCCGAAGACGTGGTGCGTGACCGAGTTCAAGACCCACAACGCCAAGTCGTTTGCGGCCCTGATCAAGGACGGCGTGCAGAAGTCCAAGCCCCAGCACTACTCCCAGATGCAGGTCTACATGGGCGAGACCGGCATGGACCGCGCCATGTACATTGCCGAGAACAAGGACACCAGCGAGCTGTACTGCGAGTGGGTCCACTTCGACCCGGTGGAGTTCGCCAAGTTGAAGGCCCGTGCCGAGCGGGTGATCTCCGCCAACGAGCCACCCCTGCGGGTCAGCAAGGACCCGAGCTGGTACGTGTGCAAGATGTGCGACTTCCACGAGCACTGCCACGGCGAGGCCGCGCCTGCGGTGAATTGCAGGACGTGCGCGCACGCGACACCGGAGATCAATGGCGACGCTCGCTGGTCCTGCCAGCAAGTCAACCCCGACCCGAACATCAGCAGCATTCCGCTGGGCCTGCAGCGCAAGGGCTGCGGCCAGCACCGCTACATCCCGATCCTGCTCGAGAAGTTCGCGACGCAGTCGGACTATGTCAATGGTGATGTCGTCTACACCGACAGCATTGGCCTGCCCTTCGCCAATGGCGAAGGCCCCGGTGCGCTGACCAGCCACGAGATCCGCACCGCTGAGAGCAAGTCCATGCTGGGCGCTTTGGCCGACATGAAGAGCCAGCTCGCTGCACAGGGCATCGACAGCAAGGTGGTGTCATGAAGTGCGCAGACTGCAAATTCTTTCAGCGGCACGCCGAATACCAGTGGGCAGGTGGCTGCAACATCAAGTTGCCACCTCACGTGCAAGAGCCTGCCAACAACTATGACACGGGCACACGTGAAGACAACGAGTGCGACCTTGGCCAGCCCAAGGACGACGACAGCAAGGTGGTTGCCTGATGCTGACCCCCCGCCCCTACCAGTCCCGGGTCGTAGAAGACCTGTGGGCCTACTTCCACAAGCACCCCGAAGGCAACCCCGTGGTCGAGGCGTGCGTGGGCGCTGGCAAGTCGATGATGGTGGCCATGATCGCGCAGCGGGCTATGCAGGAGTTTCCCGGCACCCGCATCGTGGTCATCGTGCCCAGCAAGGAGCTGCTGGTCCAGAACGTGCAGGAACTCTACAGCGTGTGGCCAGAGGCCAGCGCTGGGGTCTACTCCGCCGCGGTCAACAAGAAGCAGCTGGGCTACGACCTGACCTACGCCACCATCGGCAGCATCTACAAGCAGGCCCACCGCATGGGCCGCATCGACCTGATCCTTGCAGACGAGTGCCATGGCATCAACACGGCCGACACCGGCATGTGGCGTCAGCTGGTCTCGGACCTTCGCAAGTACGGCAGCCCCGCCCGGGTGGTAGGCCTGACTGGTACGCCCTTCAGGGGCAACGGCGTGTGGCTCACGCACGGCGACGACCCGCTGTTCACCAACATCTGCAGCCGCGTGACGATCAAGGAGCTGCTCGAGCTGGGCTACCTGTCGCCACTGACCACGATGCCCACCCAGACCCACATCGACACCAGCAGTGTGCGCACGGTGGCCGGTGACTACAACCTGCAGGATCTGGCCGTGGTGTCCGACAAGGACGAGGTGGTGCAGGCCGCCTGCGACGAGATCGTATCCATGGGGGCGACCCGCAAGAAGTGGCTGGTGTTCGCGGTCAACGTGGCCCACGCCGAGCACGTATGCGCCGCCCTGCTGCAGCGCGGTATCCCGACGGCCGTGGTGACCGGCGACACGCCCGCAGCGCAGCGTGATGCAGCCATCGCCGACTACCGTGCCGGGCGGCTTCGTTGTCTGGTCAACGTCAGCGTGCTGACCACCGGCTTCAACGTGCGAGACATCGACTTCTTGGTGCTGCTGCGCGCCACCAAGAGCCCGGTGCTGTACGTCCAGATCCTTGGCCGCGCCCTGCGCACGGCCGACGGCAAGACCGACGCCCTGATTGCCGACTTCACCGACACCATCGCAACCCTCGGCCCGGTCGACGCCATCAAGGGCCGCGTGCCCACCGGTGGCCGCAAGGGCGAGGCACCGACCAAGCTATGCCCCGAGTGCGGCAACCCCAACCCGGCCAGCGCCTTGCAGTGTGTGGAGTGCGGCTACGAGTTCCCGCCTCCTGAGCGCATCACCCACGGCACGCAGGCCAGCGCCGCCGCGGTGCTGAGCAGTCAGCAGGAAGACAGCTTCAAATCGTGCTTGGTCAGCGACGTGCGCTACAAGATGCACCACAAGGACGGCAGCCCGCCCAGCCTGCGGGTCGAGTACTACGACGGCATGCTGCGTGTGGCGTCCGAGTGGTGCTGCCTCTCGCACAGCGGCTACGCCCGGGTCAAGGCCGAGAAGTGGTGGCAGCAGCGCTCGAAGATCGACGCCGTCCCCGGCAACACGGAGGAGGCGCTCGAGTGGCTGGACTATGACGCCAACATCCTGCGCCAGCCCGCCGCCATCTTGGTCACCAAGAACGACAAGTACCCGAAAATTGTTTCCTACCACTGGCAGAAAGAGCAGCAAGCAGCATGAAGCGCATAGAAATCCAAACGATGATCCAGTTGTTCCGCCGCGAACTGCGCACGCTGGAGGCGATCAAGATCCACTGCGGCAACTGCGATCACTTCGCCACCGGACAGTGCAAA